TAGTACTAACAACAACCGTATAATAAAAGTAAATAAAAAATGTCAACTACACCTAGAAAAGATCAAATTACCACACAGATAGATACACTATTGGCAAGTAGTAAAACACCAAAAATATCTCCACTTGACCATAGAACAGTGGCAACAAATATTATAAACTATATAGATAATAGAATACTTACTGCAGGTGCAGTAACACTTAATAGCTGGGCAAACAGAGATACTTTACACTATGTACCTTTTACTTCTCCAGTAAGTACCACTAATTATATAGTAATAGCATCTCCTTCAACTGCTCTAGGCAGTACTGGTATGAGTAGGACAGTTACAACAATTAGAAGCAGAGGTCTTGCTGGATTTTATATAACTGGTGCAACATACAATGGTTTTTCAGTTGGAGGTGTTACAGTGTTATTAGAGTATATAATTATTGCCGATAATGAACAATAAATAATAAATACTAAATGACTTTAGCAGAATTCAAATATTTAGCAGCAAACCGCACCGCAGGGTTAAGCACCCTAGGAAACTATGTAGCTACCACATACTGGCCCTCAGGATACTCCTTACCAGCAGTCGGCGGTAGTGAAATTATTATATTGTTTAATACCTACGCAGGAGGTATTATAAAAGTAGATGCGATAGGTATTAAAATTTTAGACTATACCTTAGAAGAATTAGAACAGGTTGTATCAATAGACGTTAACATACCTAAATTAGGAGGAGTAATAAACGTACCAGTTAAGGACTCAGACGTACCATATAGAAGGGTTGAGAAAACTGTAAATGGTCCTTACTTTATATATGCAATTGCACCAGAAGAGCGAAGACAAGTTATTATACAACCAACAACAGGCTCTAGCGGATATGAGGAGTATACTTCTAACGCAGTACTAGAGTACGCAAAAACATCACTAATACGCCAAGGTAGCAACTATGATATAGAATCACCAATTAATAAAGGAAGGGAATCTTTGTATATATATGAATGTGATAGAGCAAATCCAACACCTTCCTCTAAAACAAATCCAATAAATCTACCTAACATCTTAAATGATGCAGCCCCACATGCAGACGTACAAGATAGTAACTATACAAGCACACCTTGGACAAATGCAAGATATGAAGGAAGTAAAATAGATACTATTACAAATAACGGTACGGATCCTTTGTTACAAGGAGCATTTTTTCAAGGAGCCTTTTTTACAAAAGATGTAACAGATACTTATATAGAAAATTTAGTAGATAAAGGAAACATTGCCTATGAAGATTATTTTGCAGTAGGTAGATTTAGTACACCTACTTACGCAGTAGAGCCTTTAAATTTAGAAATATCAACAAACATATCATATAGTAGTTCCATACTAGAAACAGTCACCGCATACCTACCATCCTCAGACAAAAACATAGCAATAGGAGATCTTTTACAAATAGGTTATACAGTTGGAGGAAATTTTAGTGAGGAAATACTTAGAGTAGCTACTCCTAATCCACCTGCTCTATATTCTCCCTACGAGTTTTTAATAAGGAGTGCATTATCAGGAGAAACTTCAAAAATTAATACAGTAAGAAACTACACTAACACTTCTCGTTCTGATTACCAACCTGGAAGTACCGTATATAGAATAATACCAGTACAGGTACTTCAATTAGATAAAGCAAAAACCACTCCTGTGCAGGAGGGTAGGATAAAAGTAAAAGGAGCTGATGGAATTTTAACTCTTAGTAGAGATGGGTACATAGTAAGTGGAAGTACAAGGACATTTTTATAGAAACATTAAAACGATATATTTATTAATAAAAACAAAGTAAAATGGGATACTTAAGTAATGCAGTAGTAACTGTAGATGCAATTTTAACAAAAAAAGGAAGAGAATTACTTGCAAGAGGAGATGGTTCTTTTAAAATCACACAATTTGCACTAGCAGATGATGAGATAGATTATACACTATATAACCCAAGTCATGTGTCCGGATCAGCCTACTATGGTGAAGCTATTGAAGCTATGCCACTATTAGAAGCATTTCCAGACGAATCTCAGATTATGAAGTATAAACTTACAACTCTACCTAGAGGTACTGCTAAACTACCAGTTCTAGATTTAGGGTATTCCGCAATAATACTTAAACAAGGAGCATCACTTGCTATTACTCCTCAAACACTTAATTACTTAAGTAGTACAAATACTTTTGAAGCAGGAGGGTATGTAGCAACAATTGCAGACGCTAGAACACTTAATACATTTAATGGAGTAGGTATTAATACAACAGAAGCAGTTGCATTAAACTCAACAACTACTCTAGGAACTAATGTTTCTAAAACAGTAATTGGTACTTCTATCAATTTAACTGCTACAACTATTAACACATTGTTTGGAACAAATACACAGCTTCAAACCACAATTACAGTAGTAGGTAGAGATTCAGGAGCTAGGTTAACGATCCCGGTAACAATTACAAAAGTAAATCAATAAGATATGTCATTTAAAAGATTCGACACAGAAGATATAGCACTAAGCGCAGATTCAGTAGTGGCACCAGCTTGGTCAAACCAAACAACTACTTTAACTTCAATGGCTCTTGGCACACAAGCAGGCCTATCTACAGGGAAGTATTACTACAATATATATACACCAACCTCAACAGATGTACAATTCTCTACAGCATACGGTAATAGTAAAGGAAGTGGTTCTACATTAATTACTACAACAGAGGTAGGAAAATCCCCTTCTTCAGTTATATACGGACAGTATAGAACATTAATTAACGGAGACGAAAATACAGATTTTAATTTTGGAGGACCAACACCAAACTCTATTCATGTAATAACAGTTAACAGAGCTAGGTTTAAAGAAAACTACTACCAGGTAGCTTTGAATTAACTTTAGTAAGTGGTAGTAAAACTCTTAAGCTAATAGACAACAGTACGGCTATAAGCACTCTTTCTTACTTAGATGCAGGAAGAGTTTACGATATAGTGAGTGGTACAATTGCAAACGGAGTATACACAGGAAACAGCACATTTGTAGCCTCTTCAGGATCTTATGGTAAGTTTTTACCAGATGTAGGAGTTTTTGTATTTAATGCGAATGCTCTTAAGGATAATAATTTCGGAATCAATCTACTTGTATCAGAAAGTTATAACTCAGAAGGTAACAATAATAAATCATTTACAGATGCAATTATATCTGGATCAAAGTTTAGTATTAGATCTGAAGAAACAGTTACTTCAAATTACGTTTTTGTTAGGGTTAGAAATACAGAGTTTAACTACTCTACAAATCCATCAAATATTACAGGTTCAGGAGACTTAAGACATAGTGTAATGGTAAACACTCCTCAGTCTTATATGACAACAGTAGGGTTATATAATGACAATAATGACTTGTTAGGAGTAGCAAAATTATCAAAACCATTAGTTAAAGATTTTACAAAAGAAGCATTAATACGTATTAAACTTGATTTTTAATGAATGGGTGCTTACAAAAAACTAAACAAACAAGATACTTACATAACAACTTATGTTGCTCATAAGCAGTGGGTAATACCTACTAGCCAATATACCACATACGGTATACAGCAAATAGCAGCATATAACACCAGCTACATAAACAGTCTTCGTCAACTATACTATCCTAGTAAGTCACTTGCTAGCGGTAATGTAGTTTCACACTCTTTTGACTACTACCCGCAAACAACCCTATTCAACTCAGAGTCTAGAGATTTCTACGGAGGAAGTACAGCATCTATTATATCTATTCCAAGAGCATTATACGGAAACGCACTACAGCCAGGATTTGTATCTCTAAACTTCTTAGGAAGTATAAACGGTACAACTACAACAGGTATTATTCAAGATGATGGAGAGGGTGGTTTGTATAGATCAGGAAGCACTCCTAGACTATATGTAGGAGATGTTATATACCCACATGGATTAGCAGTAATAACGAGAGGAGAATACGCAAATGCTTCCATTAATAATATTTCTTTTAAATCAAGTCAACCTATTTATACGTATAATCACCACTGTAAGGTAAGAGAGTCGGAATATAACTTTACATTTAATCCATCAGCATTAAGCGGATCTTTAAGAACGATCTACGATAGTAATGGAAATATATACTCAACAACAGGAAGTGTAAACGATGGAGTATTAAAAAACAACGTAACAGGAAGCTCTTTTCAACCATATATAACAACAGTAGGATTATACAATGACACAAACGAACTGATTGCAGTTGGTAAGATGGGACAACCTGTACCAAAACCAGCCAATACAGAAATGACAATTATAGTTAAAATAGATATTTAAAAAATAAACCATGGCAGTAGTATTAAGGCTTGTAAAAGGAACCACATTAACATACAATGAAGTAGATACAAACTTCTCGTCATTATACCACTCTTCCTCACAAGTAGGAGGTAATCTAGTTTTACACACAACAGGAAGTAGTGTACAGGCTGCAACAGCTACATCATACCCTGTAGGATTAGGAATAGGTACAATAGCAGATGTGAACTACTCACATGCAGAAGGGTACTACACCTCAGCTTCAGGACCTTTTGCACATGCAGAAGGATACCAAACATCAGCATCTTTTTGGGGTTCACACGCTGAAGGAGCTAACACATCAACAACAAACTACTATGCACATGCCGAAGGACTCGCCTCTGTAGCTTCAGGAAATGCTGCACATGCCGAAGGACAATCTACAATAGCTTCAAACCAAGCCTCGCATGCTGAAGGAGGAGTTACAGTAGCATCAGGAGTTTGGGCACATTCAGAGGGTGTTTCTACATTAGCACTAGGAACTGCTGCACATGCCGAAGGAAATAAGGCAACAGCATCAAGAGAGTACTCCCATGCCGAAGGAGAATATACATTAACAACAGGAATAGCGTCACATGCAGAAGGGGGAAGTACAATAACAGTAGGAAATTACTCACATGCTGAAGGGCTATACACATCAGCATCAGGAGGTGCATCACATGCTGAAGGATATCTAACAAGAGCAGTAGGAACATACTCACATGCAGAAGGAAGTACTACATTAGCAACAGGAGATAACTCACATGCTGAAGGGCTATACACATCAGCATCAGGAGGTGCATCACATGCGGAAGGAAATGCTACAAAAGCAACAGGAGACAACTCACATGCTGAAGGACTGCTTACAATAGCATCAGGAAATAGTTCACATGCAGAAGGGCAAAACACAGTAGCATCAGGACTTTATTCACATGCAGAAGGCTTTGCTACAATAGCACAAGGACCTCAATCACATGCAGAAGGAGCTGCCAGTTATGCTTATGGAACAGGATCACACGCAGAGGGAGCAATAAATTATGCAAGTGCTGACTACGCACATGTTGAAGGATATGCAAATGTATCGGGATACAGAACTCAGTTTATTGGTGCTGATACTGATTTTGACGGACACATAGCAGTAGCTGGAAACCACGTACCATACTTTGTAGTAGGAACTTCCATTGTAGTAACAAATGGATCTCTTAGCCCTACTGGAGTATTTACTCTAAGTGGGATAAGCTACAATTCAGGAACTAACGTAACAACTTTTTATATTAATTCATACGCAGATGATTATGTAGGGTATTTTATTTCTACAACATACGGAAACTACTCACACGCAGAAGGATACCAGACATTAGCACAAGGAGACGCTTCCCATGCAGAAGGTATAAATACAACAGCATTAGGATCTTACTCACATGCAGAAGGTGTAAATACTCTAGCATCAGGATCTTACTCACATGCTGAGGGTGAGGGAACAAGAGCAGGAGGGCAAAGTTCACATGCAGAAGGATACAATACATCAGCTTCAGCATTTCTATCACATGCTGAAGGGTCTCAAACAATAGCATCAGGAGAAGGCTCGCACGCAGAAGGTGTAAATACAGTAGCATCAGGATCTTACTCACATGCAGAAGGATACAACACATCAGGATCCGGAAATGGATCACATGCGGAAGGATTTGCTACAAGAGCAATAGGAACATACTCACATGCAGAGGGACAATCTACAATAGCAACAGGAGACAACTCACATGCTGAAGGACTGTTCACTACAGCATCAGGAAATAGTTCACATGCAGAAGGACTTGGAACAGTAGCATCAGGATCATATCAACACGTACAGGGGCAGTATAATATTTCATCATCAGCTCAATCAGCTTTTATTCATGGAAATGGTACGAGTAATATTAATAGATCTAACTTAATATTTGCTTCTGGTTCTGAAATACAAATAACAGGTTCACTTTTAGTAACAGGATCTGCATATATAGGTTCAACAGTACAATCAGGAAATGCAACAATTGGAGGAATTAGACCAACTGTTATAATAGGAGAAGATACTGGAGGAGTTTTAGATATAAGAAGTTCTAGTGGTTCTGTAAACATAGGACAAAAGTTAGGTACCATTCAATTTACAGGAAAAGATGATGCCTCTAATGGGTATACTATGGCTAAAATAGAGGCTATAACTGATATCTCTCCATCTACTGGAACTATTGGTGCTAGTACTTTGAAATTTTATACAAGTAATCTTAGTAGTCCAATTGAACGTATGGCCATAGCATCCTCAGGGGTCATAAGTATAACAGGATCACTTAGAGTAAGTGGTTCAATAACAGGATCTCTACTTGGAACAGCTTCAAAAGCAGATCAAGTAGAAATACAAAGTAATATAAATAATACAATCTACTTTTCCTCAATAGGATCATCAACACCAGGGTATCAACGATTATCGGTACAACCAACTGTATACTATAGTGTAGATACCGATACACTGATATCTCCAAACTTTAGCGGGAATCTTACCGGAACAGCAACAATAGCTTCTTCTGTTACTTCATTAGAGCAAAATGTAAGAATAACAGGATCACTATTAGTAACAGGTTCAACTACTATTAATAACATACTAACATTAACTCCAAGAACAACAACACCTGCAGCAGGAACAGCATTAACAGGTAGTATAATGATATCAGGAAGTTCAGGAGCAAATCTAAACCTATACGTGTACACTGGAGGAAGTACAGCAGCAGGAAACGGATGGGGAAAAATAACAATAACATAATAGTATAGAAATATGGAAACAACTTGGCAAATCTTTGATACAAAAAGAAACATATCAGACGGACTAATTACACAAGTGTTCTACGCATGCACTGTAGAGGCAGAGGGAGAAGTAGAACGAAAACAGGGAATTGTAGAATTAACAGGAGATTCAACAACTCCAGGATTTGTAGCTTTTGAAGAGTTAACACAAGATGTAATACTAGGATGGGTTAAAACTTCAATAGGTGTTGAAAAAGTTACTAGTATAGAAAATTTACTTAAAAAAATTCTTCAATCTCGAAAAGAAGCTAAAAATTATATAACAGAACAAAGTGGCCTTCCTTGGGCTTAAAGCAAATAAAAAATGTGGTTATATCAAAATAAAGAAATAAAACAACTTACAGATATGCCCGAATCAACGTTCGGGTTTATTTATGAAGTAACACATATTCCAACCGGTAGAAAATATCTAGGAAGAAAGCAACTTATTTCTGTTACAACAAAAGCTTTAGGTAAAAAAGAACTTGCTTTACAGACAGATAAAAGGTTATCAAAAAAGAAAACTGTAAAGAAAGAAACAGATTGGAAAACGTACTACGGTTCCCATCCAGAAATTAAGCAACAAATAAAAGATAAAAAGCATTTGGAATTTACAAGAGAAATCCTTATGTTTGTACCAACAAAAAAGCAGTTGACATATTACGAGGATAAATACTTGTACATGAAAGGGGTGATAGAACCCGACTCTATTTATTATAACGATAACATAAGTGGTCGTTTCTTTAAGAAAGATTTTTATGATAAAACTACTTAACCTATTAGTTGAAACAACCCCAGGCTTAAATTACCATTTAAAGCACAAACTCCCTTTATCTGAGAATATCTACAGGTATTCCTCTAATGCA